AACAAACGCCCCGCCAGCAGAAATGCCGCCAACAGAGCCGCCAGCCCCAGCAGAGCCAGCCGCACCCGCTGCTCCTGCGCCAGCGCCGTAATACAAGCCAGCGCCGCCAGCAGCTAAACCAGCAACCGTACCCCAACCACCAGGTACAGACTTGCGTACCCCTTTGTCTAAATCAGCTAAAGATGATCCGATGCCTGACATAATTTATCCTAAAAGTCCAAGACCTGCGCCGATTGCTGCGCCAGCACCAGCGCCGTATGGACCAGGAGCGCCGCTACCTAAAGCAGCGCCAGCAATAGCACCGCCTAAGATGTTTCCAAACTGATTGCGATAAACAGGGGTAGTCTGTTGCATACCTGATGGAGCGCCATAAGCACCCGATAGATAGCTTTGTAGCTTCATATAAGGGGCTTGCTGGGCAAAGTTAAAGCGATTGACTGCATCAGCCATAGCAGCTTCTTGGTAGCCTTCTGCGGCTTGACCAGTTTGTAGAAGCTGGTTGATGTCTGAGTAATCTGCTGCCGCTAAACCTGGGGCTGCGCCAATCATAGCCTGTTGTCTGCCACGCTCGGTATCGTAGTTCTGATAAGCCAACTGTCCAGCAGTATTGGTTAGTGCATTAGCGAATACACCGCCTGCACGATCTAATGCAGTACCCATAGCACCAGAGCCATAGCGACCAGCACGACTAGCGTTTGATAAGGCTGTTTGTGTTGCGTCTTGGTATTGGGTTTGAGCAGCTTGCGTAGCGCCTCTAAAAGCGCCTTCAAAGAAAGGGTTTCCACCTAGAAAGCCACCTTGCATTGTGTTTAGTGCTTGTTGCTGTGCAGCAGGAACTAAGGGATTACCCATAGTTGCCCGTTGTTGCGCTGCGGCTAAAGCTGCCTGAGTTTGCTGAGATGGACCAACATAGGTCTGTCCTGGGAAGTATTGAGGCATATCAGGGTTCTGATATAGCCGTGTTGATTCCTCAAGTCCATATTGGACAAAAGGGCGCATGATCGGATCAAGCTCTGTCCTCGTTACGGTATTAGTACCGCCACCACCGCCACCACCTGTACTCATTTTATCTCCTTAACCCAACTCTTAGGTTTAAATCCGTATTTAGGAGCGACCCGATTCCAACCTGATCGCCACGATTCAAAAGTAACATATCTGCTACCGCCAGCTTTGGCAATTTCGGAAACGCACTTAACTGCGCTTTCAAAATGACCAACACTATTTGCCCACCCACACCAGCAATGCAATGCATCGCCTTTTGGTTCTAATACTGCAAAGCCTACTGCGTGATCGTCTACTGAAAACACCCACAACATAGACCTACCATTCATGCAGTCTGTATATACATCCTCTGGAATCCAGCTTTCTGGGGACTTCCTAAGTATTTCCTCTAATCCTGGTCTAACAAACACCCACCAACTTCGTAGTTCTTGTGGATTAACGAGCGTTTTTTGCATACCACAATTTTAACGAATTATCCAACTAAAATATAGCCGTATGTTTTATTTGCTGTATCGTTGGCAAAATGCGTAATTGTTGCTGATCCTTGAATCTGGCTGCTTACATAAATATTGCTATAAGCCTGTGGCGCTATGTACTGAACGGTAACAATGGCAGCAGGGATAGCAGGTCTTGGGATTCCTGTATCGGCAGCATAATGTTCTAGGCTTACATCGGTGCTAGATGTTGTGCCAGCAATCTCTACATATTGATTGGCGTTCATCTCTATAAAGGTATTAACTGTGCCTATTACATGGCTTGGCTCTGTTGAGCTTTTACGAGCAGGAATGTCAAACCGACTAGCTGATCTTGGCACATCTGTGCCGCTTACCCTAAACCAAACATCCGCAAACTGCGCCGCATTGTTCCTGTTTACTAATTGCAAGGAAAACTGCACATTGTAGATGCCGTAGTTTCTGACATTGATACGAGATGTATTAGACAAAAACACGCCACTTGCTTCTTCTGTTGAGTCTAATGCGACTACCGCAGTAGAGCCAACGCTAGGAGATAACTGGTCTGAATTATTAGTAAAGCATCCATACGGCGCAGCATCGTCAAACGCAGCCGCCGAGAATGGCACTAATACAATCTTGGTATCAGGACTTATACGCTCATCAAACAGCGTAGTCGTTGTTGCATTACCTGTTGCTAATGTAACAAGCCCAGTATTGTTGGTCTTGCCGTTCATTATCTGACGAGTAATCTCGGCTACATTTCGAGGATCAGCGCCAAACTGAGGTAATGTACGAAACATTAGCGATTACCTTGCGTTGCAATATCTACATCAACGGCTAGGGCAAAGTTCCACAATCCACTCGGAATCGTTTGGATGCGATGGTATCTGCCAGCCGAGCGCAGCCCAATGCGGTTTTCATCGTCTGCCGCTACTGGGCTACTGAAGTTGTTTGCATCATCTAAATTAACCCTAGAGGCAATAGCTATACTGCCAGAGCCGCCATCAATAATAGGTCTACCTAGGGTAACTACTGATCTACCGTTAGGCACACCAAAATCACCTGTAACAAGGGAAGCCGTTTTTCTTGCGCCAGTAAACGAGATTGCCCGATTTGCTGATACACCAGCCAAAAGCAATGCGCCACCAGCCCATTGACGGGAGTCTAAACTAACGCCCAATGAGTCTAATGTACCGTACAGATCAAGCGATTCTAAGGCTGTTGACGGTGTATATACATTATTTATATAGTTTGCCGTTGTTTCTGCGTAAGACCATTTGCCTAGCGTTAAGTTATAAATTAACTGCTTTTTCTGTGCAAATCCGTCTGTATAGTTCCAAATAACCAGCTTTTTAAGCGGGTCTACGGCAACTGACATCTCATCTAGTTTATTCAAATTAACATCAGCAAAGAAGAACTTATCTACTTTTTCTGAGCCGATTGGCTTAACAGATTGCCCATCGCACATATAGAATCCGTCATCCGACAGAAAGAATGTGTTGGATGCGTACTGCGCTACTGAGTTAGGGGTAATACAGCCTAAGCCTCTAGCAATGGTGTCAAACTGGAAGAAGAATGGCGATCCAATGTAGCTCATACGAACTACTGAACGCTCAGTCAGCACTAATCCAAACTCGCCGCCTGTAATGCCCATTACATCGCCACCGTCAGCAATATCTTGCGTGTCAGACTGGCTTCCTGCGCCTGGCGTCCAATCGGTTTCATCGTTTAGATCAGACCAATAAACACGGTTAGGGTATGTGCTTGTGCCAGCGCCCACAACAAAGTCACGCACTACGGTTACATATCGAGCCGTAGGAGCAGCAGCAGCTAGGTCTGCAAATACAGTAGATGTACCTAATGTCCAGCCTTGTAACTTTGCTTGACCGTTGGCAGCAATAACAACATCACCAAACTGGGTAAAGTAAGTGCGCTCGTTAATAGCTGTTGAGTAACCGCCTGACTGGGACACATCATCCAAATCGGTATCAGCAGAATTAAATTTAAATAGCTTAGTTCTGCCAGCAGCAAACAAAGACGATACAGCGTTCTTTTTGGCGGCAAATATGTTGTTTAGGTTTTCGCTTGCAGCATTAGACAGCATGGTTTCAGAAGGCAAAGCAGAATACCCGTTAGCGACTGGATATACATTTTTAGCCTCTGTCATCACACCAGCAACGCCAGGCTGGTCTGGTAGCCATTCTGTAAAGTTTACCCTTGTAGTTGCCATTGATTATTTCCCGTATTCTGTTCTGTCCATGTATTAGAGTCAGCGTTTACTGGTGTCCATATATCTGATCCAGCCGTTTGTACTGTCCAATCACTTGTACCTGCCGATTCTACTGTCCATGTATCATCTTCTGCTGGGTCAACTGTCCATTCTTCGCCAAACTTAAACCCGTTTGCAGCTACTAAAGCACTACCGCTAATCTCGATATAAGCACCAGCAATTAACCTACCTTGCGCTGCAACATTAGCATTAGCATTGATTTCAGCAAAGCCTTGGTACTGCATACCGCCAAGACCTTCCATTAATCCTGTGCCAGTTACCTGTGCATTAGCCAGAGCAACACGGATAGAATCGCCTGTAAAGGTCGCTGTGCCGTTTATTTCACCATCGGCATACCTAACCCTTACTGAGTCGCTGGAAAGGCTTGCAGAGCCGTTAATCTCTGCTTCTGTGCTGCGAATTGCAAATCCGTTAGTAGCTAAATTAGCTGATCCAACTATCTCAGCGTTGCCGATAAGATTACGGATAGCGTCTACATCTACGCTTGCTGTGCCAGTAATGTCGGCGCTTGTGCTTCTGATTGCATAACCTAGGGTTTCTACTAATGCTGTGCCTGCTATGTCTGCACTTGCAAAAGCGGTGCGTAATGCAGTTGCATTACATTCTGCCGTACCCGTTATTTCTGCGCCCGCAATAGCGGTTCGTAAGGCTACTGCTTCTAGCTGGGCATTGCCTGTTACTTCTTGATATGCAAAATTAACACACGCTGCGCTTACCCATAAATCCGAGTCAAGCGAGATTGCTAGACTATCTAAACTACCAAAGCTGTCTAACTGCTCTAATGTCCAAGGTCCACATACCTTTTCATCATAGAAGGTATTGTCTAGCGAATAAGGGACATTCTCAATAGAGCCATAGACATCTAACTGCTCTAGGCTTAAAGGCATTAGTCAAGTGTGCAGGTAAGAGCGCCAGCAGTAATCTTAAACTGATCGCCTGTACCAATAGCCTTAGACGAGTTTAGAATCGTATGGAATAACAAGTTGCCAGAGGTTACATTGTCATGCAGACCAATGTGGCTGATTGTTCCCCAGTTATTTGTAGCTTGGGCAAAGGTTACATCGGCGCTATTGGTGCAAACGCCGTTAGCTGGCGCATTGAACGATACAGCGATACGAGCGTAAGAGCCGCCAGTACACTCTGTGCCGCTACCAGCATCGGTAGGATCAGAAGTAAACAGACCTACATAGCAAGTCGTTGGGCTTGTGTAGCTAGTATTGCGGAGAACTGCGTTTAAGAGTGCGTTCTCTAGGTAATTGCTAAATTCAGACATTTAATGCTCCTTTAGGAAACGATCATTCGTAACGGCACTCCAGCGTACTCTGAGCCTTCGTCTGCTACATTTATGTTATTGATAGAACGGTCATACAAACTAGCCCAGACTTGAATACGAGCATCGTTCATAAGGTAGGGCTCGGCTTCTGCTAAAGCGCCATACAGCAAGGCATCAGCGCAGTTGGCTAGGAATACATTGCTTGCAACGCTGTCTGACAGGTAGTCAGGCTTGGCGTAATAAAGCATCTTTAGCGTATAAGCTGAATCAGGTATAGGAGCAAGTTGAAACTCGCTTGCCAATACGGTGTAATTTACTGGCACTCCGCTATCTACCGAACGAGAGTTACGGAAGAAAGACGATGGGGACATATACTCTAGTGTAAAGACTGGGTTTCCAGTAATGTGTATATCTCGAATCTGCAAGAAGTCAGCAGGTAATGAAACAGTTGAATCGCCACCAGTTGTAGGGGCGGTTACTACTTTAAGCATTTGACGGATGCGTAACTCACGGCGCAAGCGATCTTCTGCTAGGCGAATAAAGTCAGGAATCTGTGTTGTTAAATCAGACCTTCCTAAATAACTAGCTACCGTTGTTTTAAG